TATCAGTACCATCAGAATATATTATATCCTTAGCTTTCTTCTTAATATCAGTCATATGACCACAATCACCAGTCATACACATCTGTTTAGCAAGTTTAAGGTTTTGATCTAATCCTTTTTGTACTGATAGTCCAGCAAATACACCGATTACTTTCCTTCTAGGCATCATAGCGTGGTGAAATTTCTTCCAATCCTTAGTGCTAGACGTTGATAATTTGTGCAATATACTTTTCCATTCCCAATACCACAGATTTTCTTCTTCAATAATACGCCTAGCATATATGTGCTTGATGTGTTTCTTAGCCTTATACATAGTAAGCTGATTACCTTTGAAGATAATCTTACGTTTGATCATTCTTTACTCCTTTCTAGTTATAAAGAGTATGCCTAATCCTAAGATCAGGCATAGTTTTTACAACTAATCCTTATCTATACCCAAGCCCATTAAAAAAAGAACAATAAGTGCTGCAATTCCACCAACACTTATCAATAAAATTATGCCTATCAGCGCACCAATTAGGTGCGATATGAATAATTCCATATCCTTATCCTATTTAGTTAAAAAATACCTTTAAAAGTGAGCAGTTTGTCGCCCCGAATTGAATCTAGGCGGTCGGCACTGCTCAAGCCTTGTTGGTGCATATTAATACAAATAATCTTGTATCCGACTTCATAATATAGCGTTGATACATCATTGAAATACTTAGATTGTCTAAGCCGGATTAGATAATCCAATTTCAATCGTCAAATCGTAGTATTTACCATCGTTTACATACACCTTCTCTTCGACTTTACGCATTATTGGCTTACTTTACATTTCGACCAACCAAGCCCCGTTCTTGTAGTATGCTTCTTTTACGGGGGTTATTCCACACTTCAAGAAGTGCGAATTTGTTTTATCCCTTACCCATAAGATATATTATCCCTAAAAAAACTAATAAATCAAGCGGATCAGCACTTCATTTATTAATTTTCTTTAACTTTAAAAAAAGCCTAGCTTTTAAACTAGGCTTTTTTCCTGTTATACCTAAGCGGCTTCTTGTAGTTTGTTTTTAGCATCTATTTTTTGCTTAGTTTGAATTTGAATTTCTCTAACTTCACTGAAATAGTCTTCTAAATCCTTCCACATTTCAAGCAATTGCTTTGGTGAATTTTCCCTTGCGAATTTCTCGCTTGTTTTAAAATTCCCGTCACTATCTTTTGAAACATCTATAACTACTTTATTGATACCGCCTTGTTTTGGCTTAGGCTTCGCAAACTTGATTGACTCTTGATTTTTAGCTGTGTTGTTATGGATCGTCTTACGGTTTTCCTCAACAAACATTTTATATCTTTTGTCATCGCTTGCTATAGCTTTATCATACGCCCTAACAAATGCCTGCTTTAACTTATTCATACGCTTTTGGTTATCTTGTAACTTATAAGCGTTTGCAGACAATTTAACCCTATGTAGCGCGGTTTGTTCGCCTGAAGGGTTTGTGGCTGTTACCCACTTAAACACCCTTTTTTCGTATTGCTTCTCAGCAGTATCTATAGCGCTTAATTCCTTATCTAATAATTGACACTCATTGTCGTTTAAAAATTCAGTGAGTATCAATTCTTTATCTAATGGAATCAGCTTGGGTATATCTTTAGTTGTATCTGCTTTGGATTTAACCATTTTTGTTCTACCTTTATTGTATTCACACTTCAAGAAGTGCGAAGTATAAAAATAATTGAATGGTTTGATCTTGGCTTAATCTAGGACTAAGCCTAGATATACCGTTTCAATTGTTCGCCTATTTCTAGGACTGATCAGCGGCGAATGCCGTTAACAAATACAAGCCTAAACCATAACGCTATAAATTGCAAGCGATCCACAGCATTTATTTTTATCACACTTCAAGAAGTGCGAATAATAAAACCTTTCCAGCAGCGTTTATTAGTATAAATCCCAGAATTAACCGCGCAATAAAAAATCAATCATAGTTATTAAATACATATGCAGGTAAAAAATACCTGTATCAATTCATATATATGTTTGAGAGCTTCGAATCCTATGTATGTATTCATATATATGTTTGAGAGCTTTAATTTTTATATATGCAGTTGGGAGCTGAGATTCATATATAGGTATTCATATGTATGATGGGTATGAAGTCATATATATGTTTGACTCCGACTGTCAGGGTATATACATCAATACATATAGACCGAGTCATATATATGTTTGCCGCCAAAAGCGACCCCACCCCACCCAAACTAAAAAAAAGCATATCCGGGGAAACCAACCTCTATCCAAAATTATTATTTTTCACCGGATTTCTATGGTTGTACTATATAGTAGTGTTATTTTCCAAGATTTGGGGATTAGATTTCGGGATAAGAATATTATTCTTTTGTTTTATACTTTATATGGTATAATATTGCTTAACTTTCAAGCAAACACTAAGCACTACCTAGCAGTCTCTAATGAAGAAACTATTACAAACGTACAACTAATAAACTCATTAGAATATTCTAGGAAGAAAGACTAGCAATATTCTAGATACTGGTATAATAATAATATGGCTCAAAAAGGCAAAGTTTCTGTTGACTCAGAAGATGAAATCAGACAAATAGAGGAAGATTTAGAGGAAGAACTACGCTATGCTGTAGCTTCTGCTACGGGAATCGTACCTGCTGACGCAGTAATTAAGATTGAACGCAAGTTAGGTAGACCCACGGGCGGATTATCAGCAGAATCTAAGAAAGCTGGTGGTAAAAAGTCTAGAATCAAGCGCGGACAGACCTATAAACCTACAGATGATGACTATTCTAAGGTAGAAGAGATGGTTTGCATAGGATTGGACCAGCATACTATATCTAAGATTATGGGTATTTCTAATGCTACTCTTAGTAAATACTTTTCCTATAATTTATTAGTAGGAAGAGAGAAGAGGACTGCGAGAGTTGCAGGCGTAGCCTATGAAATGGCAATATCAGGCGAATCTCCGAGTATGACAACCTTCTGGTTAAAGACTCAAGCAGGATGGTCTCCGAAACATACTGTTATTATCGAGGATAGGACTTTTGACATCAAGTGGGCAGCGGATGCCGCAGATATAGCAGACGCTAACCAATATTTAAGGGATAAAGACGATAAAGTTCACTAATGCTTTCTAGGATTCACGCACATTTAAAAAATAAGTTGATAGAAAAAGATAATTTATCTGATAAGGTTGCTGAAAATCTAAGTAAGTTAATATTAGTCAGGAAGGGACACTTGAATAAGGATGGAACAACAAGAGAAACGCACAGAAATAGTAATTCCTTACACACCTAGAAAATTACAGAACGAGATACACAGTAACTTAGGCAGATTTAATGTTGTAGTATGCCATAGACGGTTCGGTAAAACAGTATTTGCTATTAATCAACTGATTAAGAGTGCTGTCGAAGATGTAATAAATGGTAAGCCAGCACCACGCTATGCTTACTTAGCACCACTATTCAAGCAGGCTAAGACAGTTGCTTGGGATGAACTTAAGAGGCTGTGTAAAGTATTTCCAGAAGTTAAGTTTAATGAAGCGGAACTGAGAGCCGACTTTATGGGAGCGAGGATACAGCTATATGGTGCGGATAATTACGACACTCTCAGAGGAATTTATTTAGATGGAGTTGTGCTAGACGAATTTGCTCAGATGAACCCTAAGATGTTCTCTGAGGTAATAAGACCAGCCCTGTCTGACAGAAAGGGGTATGCCATATTTATTGGCACACCAAAAGGAAAGAATGATTTTTATGATTTATACCACGCAGCAAAGGAAAGAAAGGGCTGGGTTAGATTTTTATATAAGGCTAGTGAAACGGGGATATTAGATGATGAAGAATTGGCACTTGCGAAACAAGATATGGCAGAAACTGAATTTGAACAAGAATACGAGTGTTCTTGGTCTGCTGCTCTTAGAGGTGCGTATTATGCTAAAGAGGTTGAAACTTGCTATGAAGAAGACCGAGTGGGGAAAGTCCCTTATGACCCGTCTAAACAGGTAATAACAAGCTGGGATCTTGGTGTGGCGGACGCAACCTCAATTTGGTTTGCACAGTTTGTAGGAAAAGCAGTACACCTTATAGATTATTTTGAGAGTTCAAATGAGGGATTACCTTTCTATATAGATGTACTCAATAGAAAAGGCTATAGGTACGGTGCTCATATTGCACCACACGATATAGTAGTTAGAGAATTTTCCACCGGAAAGAGTAGAAGAGACTTAGCCTTTGATTTGGGAATAGATTTCCAAGTCGCACCTAAGTTAAAAGTAATGGATGGTATAGAAACTACCAGAACTTATTTGAATAAATGCTGGTTTGATGAAGAAAAGACTAAGAAGGGATTAGAAGCCTTACTTCAGTATAGAAGCAGCTATGATGACAAAAAGAAAATCTGGTCGCAGAAGCCAGTCCACGATTGGACTTCTCACGCCAGCGATGCCTTTAGGTACTTAGCTGTAACAGATGTAGTATTTACTGGTAATGATAGTGTCTGGGGAAAGGAATTGCCTAAGACTGATTTGAGTTGGATTGTATAGGAGAAGGTATGAATCCGAGATGGTTTGAAAATAAAATATTAGAAATGGCACAGGACATTAAAGACCTTAAAGAAATAATGAAGGTAGTTAGTTTAGCAACACCGCCACCTAAAGAAACGAAGTACCCTATTAATAAAGGTAAATAATTTATGGCTAAAATGACAAAGAGGGAGCTGTCTGCTCACTTAGAGCAGGAAATTAGTTCCGCACTAGGGTATAAGGATGGCAAACTTACAGCACAACGCTCAGATGCGATGGACCGTTATTACGGTAAGAAGTATGGCAATGAGCAGGAAGGGCGTAGTCAGATTGTTACCAGAGATGTAGCAGATGTAATCGAATGGATTATGCCTAGCCTTATGAAGATATTTACTTCTGGTGATAAGGTAGTCAAGTTTGAACCTCAAGGACCAGAAGATGTCGATATGGCAAAGCAGTCTACGGACTATGTAAACTATGTCATTATGCGTCAGAACCCGGGATTCAGTATTATATACCAGTGGTTCAAAGATGCACTACTACAAAAGAATGGTATAGTAAAGCATTACTGGGATGATACCAGTAAGACATTAAGAGAAGAGTACAAGAACTTAACGGAAGAAGAGTTCACCGTTCTCTTGATGGATGATAATGTAGAAGTAAAAGAACATACAGAAGTTGGTGGTGAAGAAGAAGAAGAAAATGTTATTTCTCTACACCCACAACAAATAACACACGATGTTGTAGTTTCAAGAATATATGATGAGGGACAGGTTAGAATAGAAGCTGTGCCCCCTGAAGAATTTTTGATTAACAAATATGCTAAGACAATCGAGGATGCTCGATTTGTTGCTCATAGAGTAAAGAGAACTAAGTCAGAATTAATAGAACAAGGCTATCCTAAGAGTAAGATAGAGAATGTGTTTAATAATGATGAAGCTGATTATAAATCAGAGAGACTTGCTAGGTTCTCACACGAACAAGATAATGCACCGGAAGGTGATATAGATGATGGCATCTGGGTTACAGAGTGTTACACAAGAGTAGACTTTGACAACGATGGCATAGCAGAATTAAGAAAAATAACGAAGGTTGGAGATGAGATTTTAGACAATGAGGCTGTGGATAGTGTTCCCTTCTCCTCCCTTACACCTATCCCTATGCCTCATAAGTTCTATGGTCTGAGTATTTATGACTTAATCTCCGACCTTCAACTAATTAAGACTACCTTAATGCGTAACTTGTTAGACAATATGTACTTAACAAACAATGGGCGTTATGAAGTAGTCGAAGGACAAGTAAACTTAGATGACCTAATGACTTCTAGACCGGGTGGTATTGTAAGAGTAAGGACTCCAGGCGCTGTTACTCCTTTAGCAACACCGCAGCTGGACCAAAACTCTTTCAATATGCTCGGTTACTTGGACAGTATAAGAGAAGAACGTACTGGTGTGAGTAAGAATTCTATGGGTCTATCTGATGGTGCTTTGAAATCTCATCAGACTGCTACAGGCATAGGTCAAGTTATGACCGCAGCACAGCAGAAGATTGAGTTGATTGCCAGAATATTTGCAGAGACTGGTATGAAACATATGGCAAAATCTGTATACCAATTAGTACAGAAATATGAAAAGCCAGAGAAAATTGTAAGACTTAATAACAAATGGATAACAATGTATCCATCAGATTGGAAAGAATCTTTGGATTGTACTGCACAGGTTGGATTAGGATTCGGCAATAAGGATATGAATCTTATGCACCTAGGAAGACTATCACAGACGATACAAATGATTGCACAACACCCAGCAGCAGGTATGTTGCTCAAACCTAAGAATATATATAACTTAGTAGCAGAGCAAATAAGAGCTATGGGTATGAAGAATGTGGATGACTTCATAACCGACCCCGGTGACCAGGATGTTCCACAAAATCAAGGTCCTTCACCAGAAGAGAAAGCTAAGCAACAAGAGGCACAACTTAAAGCTAAAGAACTTGAAATTAAAATGCAGAAGATGCAACAAGAATCTGCACTTAGACAACAAGAGATGCAAATAGATGCTCAAATAGCACAACAGAAGCTAGAGCTACAAAAACAGGAAGCTCAAGTTGAGATGCAAATAAAGGCACAAGAGCTGGAAATTAAGAAAGCCGAACTTGCGCTTAAACAACAGGAACTTATACTGGAAAGGGAACAGGAAAGACCAGTTAAAATAGGAAACTAATATGGGAAGGAAGAAGGGAGAAGAACTGCGTAGAGCAGACGAAGCAAAACGGTTGTTGGACAATCCTCTGTTCAAAGAGGCATTTATAACAATCAAAGAAGAATTAATTAAACATCTTTTGAACACTAGAGTTGCTGAAGAAGTGGAAAGAGATAGATTATACATAACAATTAAAGCACTGGACCTAGTTGAGCAACATATACAGTCTGTGTTTGAAACTGGAAAACTTGCAGAGAATGAGCAAGAGAAATTTATAAACTAAGTGAGAGGAGTAACTAATGGATTCTGAAGAGAACACCCCAGAAGTTGTAAATGATAATAGAGCAGAAGCAGGTTCAACTGCTGATGCAGAAAATAAAATCCTAAGTATGTGGGACTCAGAAGAGCAAACCGCAAGCGAGGAAACCAAAGCTACGTCAGACGAGGAAGTAGTAGAGGAAACAAAGGAAGCTGAAAATACTGAAGAAGAAGCCCCCGAAGAGGGACAAGCTGAAGAAGAGGTAGAAGAGGAAGTATCCGAAGAATCAGAGGAATCTGAGGAAGAGTATGAAGTAGTAGCCGAAGAGGACTTGAAGTATACTATAAAGGTAGACGGAGAGGAATTTGAGGTTGGTATAGATGAACTCAAAAGTGGATACCAGAGACAAGCTGACTATACTCGTAAGTCTCAAGCACTAGCAGAGCAACGCAGGGGCACTGAAGCAATTCAATCCGAGCGTATGCAACTAGAGCAGGAGAGGCAAATGTACGCAAATGGTCTTCAGATGTTGCAAGAGCAACAGACAGCCAAGTTGCAAGACTTCGATAGTGTAGATTGGGAAACTCTTAAACAGGAAGATCCCTACGACTATATGCTAAAAAAGGATGAGTACAGAGATGCTCAGGAAAAAGTAAACAATGCAGCACAGCAACAGGCTCTAATACAACAAGAGCAACAGGTTGCAGCTAATCAAGCTAGAGGACAGTTTATTCAACAAGAATATGCTAGACTCGTAGCTGCTTTACCTGAGTGGAACGACAAAGACTCTACTATAAAGAAGGACATACAAGAGTATGCGACTTCAGTAGGATTTCGACCAGACGAGATAAATCAGTTAGCTGATCACCGTAGTGTTCTAGTAATTAAGAAAGCTATGGAATATGATAAGCTAACCAAGAAAGTAGCTCCGAAGAAGAAAGCAGTCAAGAAAGTTCCTAAAGTACAAAAAGCCGGAAGAGGAAACTCTAAAGAAGATGAAGCTACTGAAGCCACTAAGAAAAAGCGTGCACGGTTAAGGAAGTCTGGCAAGCAAGATGATGCCGCCTCCTTATTTTTTGATATGCTTTAACGGAGAATAATAATGGCAACAGCCTTTAAAACGTATGATGCAGTAGCAATTCGAGAGGATTTGTCTGATGTAATATACGATATTTCACCCACAGATACACCTTTTATGTCCAGCATTGCTGGCAAGGGTTCAGTATCTAACACTCTATTTGAGTGGCAAACAGATGCACTCGCATCTGCTGTAATAAATAACTATCACGTTGAGGGAGCTGATGCAGGAACTGCAGCAACTACCGTAACTGCTAGAATCACTAACCAAACACAAATTTCTAAGAAAGTTGTTGAGGTTTCTGGTTCACACGAAGCAGTAAACAACGCTGGTAAGAAATCTGAACTAGCTCACCAGCTAGCGAAGGCTTCTAAAGAACTAAAACGTGATATGGAAGGCTCACTACTAGCTGACAATGCTGCTGCTGCGGGTAACGCATCTACAGCACGTGAGACTAGAGGTGCTGCACACTTCATCACAACAAACGTAACTGATGCCGGTACTTCTGGCACTCACGCTGCGGTTGTTGAGGCTGATATACTTGCAGTAGCTGAGTCTACTTGGACTGCTGGTGGCGAACCATCAACTATCCTACTTGGTGCTACTAACAAGAAGTTAGTAACAGCTATGTCAGGTCGTGCTGATGCAATTCGCTCAGTATCAGACAACAACACAACAATCCAAAATGCGGTTGATGTATATGTATCAGACTTTGGTACATTCAACATTATGCTAGACCGTTTTTGTGACCAAGATGTTGTCTACTTCTTAGACCACGATATGTGGTCAGTTGACTACTTGCGTGATTTCCAAACTGTGGATATTGCAAGAGCTGGTGACGGTGAGAAGAAGATGCTTCTAGTTGAGTATGGTCTACGCTGTGGCAATGAAGCTGCTAACGGTAAGATACGTTACACTACTGGTTAATAACTAACCAACTAACCCACCTCAGGCAACTGGGGTGGTTTATTATATGACAGTAAAATCAGATTTAATAGAAAACTTAGATGGCAGTCTTACACTGGTCAGTCAACAAGATGACAGGGCACTAAAGAAGGTATATGACCTAAATAATAAAGACAAGTTCCATACAGCCCATACAAAGTATAAAGGTGACTCAGTTTTTTCACACAAGGTAGCAAGTATACCTATGATTGTAGTAGAGAAGATGATGAGAGACAAGGTTTGGGGAAACCAAGAAAGAATGAGAGAGTGGTTAAACCACCCAGACAACATTCCTTGGAGAACTACTAAAGGAAAAGTATAATGGCACTAGGCACATTCACAGAATTAAAAGATGCAGTAGCTGACTGGTTGGATAGAAGCGACATTACTGCTAGAATACCGGACTTCATAACTCTAGCAGAGGCTAGACTCAATAGGGATTTACGCATACGCCCTATGGAAGTAAGAAGTACGATGGAAACTACATCTGGTCAGAGATATTTCAATCTTCCCGGTGGTTATATACAAATGCGTAATATTCAAATTAACACGAACCCTATCACACCTCTCGAATATATAACGCCAGAGATGTTGGATAGGTTATATGGAAGTAGTGCAACTGGTAAGCCAAAGGCTTATACATTAATAGGTGACGAAATACAATTAGCACCTGTACCAGATTCTGATTATACGATTGAGATGGCTTTCTATGAGAAATTCACACCCTTGGGTGATGGTACTTCAGGCACTGTAACAACTAACTGGCTTACGAAAAACGCACCCGATATATTATTATATGGTGCGTTATTGGAAGCAGAACCTTTCATTAAGAATGATGAGAGGATTGGTTTATGGTTGAATGCTTATAATGGTGCAGTCAGGAAACTACAAGATGCGGATGCTAGAGATAGACATTCTGGTTCAGCGATGAGAATAAGAAATATTTACTCTGGAGTTGAAGGCTAATGGCTATAAGCACTTGGTCAGCAGACTCATCAGTTTGGTCTGGTAATTCTTATATATGGGATAACAGCACATATTCAGCAACCGCGACTATAGCTGCTAACAGTACGCTGGCAACAACCCATACACTTGAAATGCCAGTAACAGCTTCGATGACTCAGATTATATTTTCTGAATTGAATGAAGAAGATGCAATATTCCCACGGTCTATATCTATGGGAATGAGTTCTGGAATGACAGGCACAGGACTTTTGTCTATGCCAGTCACTGCAACAATACCAGGATTGACAGGAAATATAAAGAACAACGTGAACTTTCCAGAGAGTGCTACACTAAGTATGAATAAATCTGCTTCAAGTGAAAACAGTTTCTTATGGAATGATATAGCGGAAGACGAGGATACACTTTGGACAAAGATAAGTGACCCAGACGAATAACAACAACAACTCTAAGGAGAAAACAATGACATTGGATAATGTAAATGTAGGGCTGGCTAACTTTTGGAAAGTTACTTGTCTTGACAAAGATGGCAACATCAAATGGGAAGAGAATAACAAGAATATAATAGTTACAGCAGGTCTGAATCATATTCTCGATGTTCAATTCCACGCAACAACTCAAGTAACTACTTGGTATATAGGGCTTAAAGGCGCTGGTACTCCAATAGCTGCGGATACTATGTCTTCACATTCTAGTTGGGCAGAACTTACTGGCTATTCTGGTAACAGAAAGGAATGGACAGAAGGTGCATCTTCATCCGGTAGTATGACTAACGGTTCAAGCGTAGACTTTACAATAAACGCAACGGCGACAGTAGCTGGTGCTTTCTTAAATACAGCGGCAACAGGAACAGCAGGTACACTATATGGTGTAGTTGACTTTAGTTCTTCTCGTGCAGTAATCTCTGGTGACACACTACAGGTAACAGTAACAGTAACAGCTGCTTCAGCATAAAGGAGTAGACAATGGCTTTAGAGGACTTAACAGGTACTAAATACCTTGATGACCTTAATTCGTCAAACCCAGCAGCAGGTGATAATGTCTCTGAGGGAGATGACCATATACGAGGAATCAAGAATGTACTTAAACTTACATTCCCAAATGTAGATGCTGCTGTAAATGCCACACCTACAGAGCTTAACTATGTTGATGGTGTAACCTCAGCCATACAGACCCAGTTAGATGCTAAAGTAACAAACGCCACACACACCGGTGACGTAACAGGTGCGACAGCCCTTACTATTGCAGATGATGCTGTAACAGCAGCCAAGTTAGCAAACTCAATTAATACTGATATAGCTACTGGTGTAACCGCAGGTACTACAGCTAGTGCTGCCCTGCCTAAAGCTGGTGGTACGATGACTGGTAATCTTAGCTTTGGCGATTCACCGGGTACTGGAAGTAATAGATTAAGATTTGGTGCTGGTAATGATTTGCAGATTTGGCACAATGGTACAAACTCATACCTTTCAGATGGTGGTGATGGCGATTTGCATATAGAAGCAGCAGATAATTTATGGCTTTCTAATATTAGTGGTGAAAAATATATTAGATGTATATCAGATGGCGCTATAGATATTTATCATAACAATATTGTTAAACTTTCTACAACTGCAAACGGAATTACAGTAACTGGAACAGCAATAGCTACTACAGACACCGACACATCTAACTCTGGAACAGTTGATTTAGACTTCGCGGCAAAACAAAACTTTGTACTAACCCTTACTGGAAATATAACAAGTCTGACAGCCTCTAATGAGCAAGTCGGACAGTCTGGATTCATTACATTTATCCAAGATGGTACAGGTAGTAGGACTGTTTCTTTACACGGCGATTATGAAACCGCTGCTGGAGCAGGATTGACATTAACCTCTACAGCATCAGCAACCGATATTGTGCCTTATGTCGTTGCAGCAGCTAGTAGGATTCTTTTAGGCACACCACAGTTGGCTTTCTCATAATATGGCTTTTGGTTCTCCACAATGGATGTACGCCTCTGGTGAGGATTTCACTATAGACCAGAGTCTTAGGTTTAATGATGATGATAGTGCTTATTTAAGTAGAACTCCAGCTAGTGCTGGTAATCGTAAGACTTGGACTTGGAGTGCTTGGCTTAAAGTAGGTAATACAGGAACGAACAGAACATTCTTCTCGACAACGGGCAGTCAATATACAACTTTAAGAATAGATAGTAATGACGAATTAGTGTTTTTTATAGATGACACTACAAGTAAATATGTTTATACTAACGCAAAATTTCGTGACCCAAGTGCTTGGTATCATATTGTAGTTGCTTTTGACACAACACAAGGAACAGCAGCAAATAGAGTTAAATTATATGTCAATGGTGAGCAAATAACATCTTTACAATATGCATTATATCCTGCCGAAGATTATGAAGGTACTATAAATAATAATATTGCCCATTCTATTGGTCGTGGAGAGCAAGGCGCTGATAACTATCACGATGGCTACCTAGCAGAAGTACACTTCATAGACGGTACTGCCTTAACCCCAACTTCATTCGGTGAAACAGGTGATTACGGTGAGTGGAAGCCTAAACAAGTAAGTGGTTTAACTTATGGTACTAATGGATTCTATCTTGATTTCGCAGATAGTGGAAATCTAGGTGATGATGAATCTGGCAATACAAATGATTGGACAAGTAATAACCTAGCAGCTACAGACCAGATGGTTGATAGTCCTACGAATAACTTTGCTACTTTTAATCCTTTGGATACAACAACTTCGGGTAGAACTATCTCAGAGGGAAATTTAAAAGTTTCTTGTACTTCTACTGGGTGCAATATATCAAGTATAGGAATGTCATCTGGTAAATGGTATGCAGAATTTTATTTTGTATCTGGTACTTACGAAAGAGTAGGTATTACTAATGAAGCTGGTACTGTTGCGGGTTTAGGTGAAACTGCTAATGGCTGGGCAAAAATTAATAACTCAGCTAGGCTTTATCATAATGGTTCTGCTCCTTCTTATGGAACAAATTGGGATGCTACTGAAATTTGTATGGTAGCTTTTGATGCTGATGCTGGTAAAATTTGGTATGGAGTAGATGGTACTTGGGATGCATCGGGTAACCCCGCTACAGCATCCAATCCTTCACAATCAAGTGTTACTGGTAACGACTTCTTTTTTGCAACATCCTCTGGTAGTGGTACTTTGGTTTATGTAGCCAACTACGGACAAGACTCCTCATTCGCTGGTAACAAGACAGCACAAGGCAATCAAGATGGTAATAGCATAGGTGATTTCTATTACACTCCACCTACTGGCTTCTTAGCACTTTGTACATCTAACCTACCAGCAGTAGCTGTTACACCTAGTGAGCATTTTAATACTGTGCTTTATACTGGTAATAATACGACAAGCAGAACCATAACTGGAGCTGGTTTTGCACCAGATTTGTTGTGGGGTAAAACTAGAGGTTCGATAAATAACAATTTTCTTTTTGATACTCTTAGAGGCACAGGTAGAATAATCACAAATAGCACTGCTGCTGAAGCGGATTATGCTACTTGGTTTTCAACGCTCACTTCTGATGGTTTTACTACTGGCACTACAATGGCTAATTCTATGAATAAGGATGATGACCCTTTCGTAGCTTGGTTTTGGAAAGCAAACGGTAGTGGCTCATCTAATACTGATGGCTCTATCACAAGTACAGTCAGTGCTAATGCAGATGCTGGGTTTAGTATAGCAACTTTTACTGGAGCTGCCTCTGCTGTGTTTACTGTTGGTCACGGATTAAGTAAAGCACCTGAATTAGTTATTCAAAAAGATAGAGATGTGTCTAGTGCTTGGTGGAGTTTTGCTGAACCTCTTGGTGGAACTAAAGCACTTCGATTAGATACTACAGGTGCAGAAGTAACCGCAACAAGTTTGTGGAATGACACCGCTCCATCATCTTCTATTGTAACTTTTGGTAATGGTTATTCAGCAAACGATATGGTGATGTATTGTTTCCACTCTGTAGATGGCTACTCTAAGGTAGGTTCATATACTGGTAATGGTGCTGCTGATGATAATACTTTTATTTACACAGGATTCAGAGTGAAATACGTCCTTATAAAATCTTCTAGTGCAGTAGAACCTTGGATGATAATGGATGCAGTACGGCATCCACATAATGAAAATGATTCTCAAATACGAGCCGATTCGTCTAATGCTGAAAACAATGATGGAAATGGAATAGACTTACTTTCTAATGGATTTAAAATCAAGTCAGCCATTGGCAATTGGGGTAGTGACGGAGCAACATACATCTATATGGCATTCGCAGAAACACCTTTTAAATATGCAAACGCAAGATAACGGAGATAAATATGTGGTACTTTAATTTAGAAACAATCAAGACACCAAAGACAATGGTGATAAGTGACATCACACATCCTAGAGCAATCTTTAGAGACAGTGCGATGCTAACCTCACTAGGTATTAAACCTATGAGTATAGTAAAGCCTGATAGTCGTTACTACTGGGACGGTGCTTATACAGTAGACGCTAGTGGTGATGAAGTAGTAGGTACTTATGCTGGAACTGCTAGAGATGTAGACACGCT